GCCCTCTCCGGGTACACGGCACTGTGTACAACTTCATTATAATAGTCCCATATAGGAGCAGTTCTAGCGGTCTCTCTTCCGGTAATTTTCGATTGTCCGGTGAGAAGTCCTGCGTTGAGACACCCTAAAGGATGTAACTTTCCGCCCTTTGAGGAGTACAACTGAGAATTCACAGTTAAGTACTCGGGGTGGATATAGTTTTTCCCTAATGAGAGCTCAAATCCAACATCACGAATTTCTTTTTGCCACAGGTCATAAAGATCGTCATCGGCTCGGAACAGTATGTCATCTCCGTTCACGAGCACGGGTAGGTCACGTACATCGATATCTTTTCCAAGGTATCTCTCAAGTGCTCTCCAATATGCGGTTAAGTTGACAACACACAGGATAGGAAATGATAAAGTACTTCCCATCAACTGTCCAGTTGTTTGCATAATCGGAGCGAGACCACTCTTGGGCGGGTAATGAACTTCCTGCTCATAAAGTACACTTCGCAAGACGTCCAGAACCTTAGGACGAGCTTCGAACAGACCCATCCGAAGCGAAGCCTCAAAGGCAGCTTTAGTATGTCGAATATCCAGAGAGTCAGTAGCGACAAAATAATCGCCACTGACCCATTTAGGAAAATCCAACTTAAGCTTAGCCTCTCGGGCTTTGAGATCGATCAAGTCTCCGACCTCTAAGGGACGACCAGTAAGAACGAATTGAGGGAATTCCTGCAAGTACCTCCAAAGAGCCTTTTGATAGAAGCGACTCACCCAGTAGCGATAGCTATCGCCTTTGGTAATAAGTCTAACTTTCAATGGCTCCAGTACTGCAGAAACCATAACCTTGTGTGATCCTTCAGAAGCAAGATGAACAGCTTCGTCGAAGGTCGGGAGCACTTTTCCCCGAACTTCTTTGACCACACCAGGTCGAATCTCAGCCATTCGGATGAGACCTCCCTCCCGTCGCTCCCTAATCCATTCCCGTGAGCCGCCCTCGGATCTTTTCGATTGAAACGATGCTGCAGCGGAAGCCTCGAAAAGCTTCTCCTGCGGATATCGGAATTTCTCGAAAATTTCCTGGTAACGCGCGCGGTGATCAGAATCGGGCTCAATTCCTCTTGGTTCCTCGGACAAGGCGGTGCGATGCTTCTCGAAACTTTGTTGGACGAAGTCCTCAGTTACGGGTGCAGCCGCACGCTTTACTCCTTGGAGAATACCAAAGAACAAACGAGCATTCCGGTCTGACTTGGAGACGATACGTGCCTTTAACAGGCGTTTGACCTTTCCAGAAAACAAGGGATTCCCTCCGAACCCCTCAGGCTTTTCTGGTAATGGATTGTTGAGAAACTTAGCCATTGGGTACGCTGTACAATATTTTGCGTACTTGATGAACTTGGCCGCCGGCCAGTCTCTAGCAACAAGAAAGAAAACCAATTGATCCTCCATTGGAAGAGAGAAGAACTTCGGCACTGAATCTGCGAGGACTTCGATATATCCTCGAGCAAGATACAGTGCGTCGTAACTACTCTCACCCTGTAAGGTAAACCTCGCCAGTTTACCTTGGACTACCTTTGCGCGAAGAAGTGTAGCATACCTTAGAACATAAGGTCGCAGCTTCTTCACACAGGTGAAGGTGGTCCCCCTCCCCGGGCCTCCCCGGGACAGGTTGGCCATAATCCCATCGATTAACGTCAGAGAGTTAAT